CTCGTCAATTCCAAACCACTTCTTGGAGACGTTTTGATGAAATGTTAGGCTTACCAGGCTTGATAACCTGGACCATATATACCGTTCATGAATACTTGTTGTATCCAGAATCTGAAGTATAACTGTCTCTTAATTGAGGATAAGATGTGAACTTTACTGGCTCTACAATGACCATGAAATGAACCATGAAAGGCCCATCCTTGACCACCAACGGGATCTTACTCCCTTAGGTGCAAGTGGCATTGAATACCCTAGCTGCCGTCCCTTACGGAACCGCGGAAACTTAAACTAACTAATGAAAAGAGAATTTAAAATAAAATTTAATTCCGCTTCAAAAGTTGTAAGAAAGTCTAAGTTGCTAGCAATCGGCCCAAATTTAGCCGGTTCTCTTCGTTACTTCCTCAGACAGTTATTATATTTGTCTTTTGGAAAGAAGAGAATGCTACTCACTCGTACGCGTCAAGTCTTTGATTATCTGTCTCTCTTAAATGAGATGAAGAAAAATCACGGAGTTAACTTTACAGTTGCTTGGATGAAAGCTTGTTATGTAGCTTTACAAAAATCCTTAGGTTCTGATAACTTAAAAACGCTTCGGGAATTAGATCCCGATTTACCAATGCCTCGTCTAATAAACGGGGTTCCTGCTATAATCAAATCGAAAGATCGTGATCAAATCAGGAGAGGTAATCCAAAAGTTATTATCTTTTGAAGCTCGTTATTCAGTATATATCGTGTCTTAGCCGTTTCTTATAAATTAAAATTCTCTACTATAACAGATCCTTTTAAAGGAGATCGAGCGGAGTTTGATAAAATTCTTAAGTATAGCTTCCTTCCTTTTTGAAATTTGGAAGGTTTTAATAGCTTAGTTAAGAGTCATAATCTTGCTCCTACTCGGTTACCTTTGTTAAGGGCTGCTTCAGCAACGAATTCCGTGTCTTGACACGGCCTATTCACTGATGCAGTAGGGTGGTTTTCATCGGAGAAGATGTTTCCTATTCTTCAAGACTATTATCTCGGAATCCAGTCGTGTGGTTGAAATACCATGTGAGTGGAGGAGAAGGTATTAGAAATGAGTGAAATTGGAAGTATTCTTTCTTCGAAGAAGGCCCTACGCTCTAAATGTTCTATGGTAGGCTGATTCGGTCAATTTTCCTTGAAAGAGGAAGCGGCGGGTAAACTTAGAATTTTTGCAATAGTCGATAGCATCAGTCAAATGATGCTTCTTCCCTTGCATGATTTTATGTTAAAAACCCTCCGAATGATCCCCAATGATGGGACCTTTAACCAGGATGAATCAGTGAAACGGTCTAAAGATAAAGCGATATTGGCTAATAAAGCCTATTCCTTTGATTTAAGTGCTGCTACTGACAGACTTCCAGTCGAACTGACAGAATTTATACTTTCTTTGATCTTTACAAAAAGATTCGCTGGATCATGGAGAAGATTTATGGTTGAAAGACCATTTTTCTTTAACTCCAAAACTATCGAGAAATACTCGGTACCAGATAAAGAATATTATTACTCTGTTGGCCAACCGATGGGAGCTCTGTCGAGCTGACCGGCTTTGGCTCTAACTCATCACTGGATTTTACAATATTGTTCCAATGTGGTGTTAGGTCGTAGAGGTTGAGAGCTAGCTTATGAAATTTTGGGTGATGATTTAGTGGTATTTGACTACGATCTCGCAATGGCTTACCTTAAAATATGTAAGACCTTAGGAGTTGATATCAACCTTAACAAGTCGATTCAATCTCATAATCGTCCCGTATTTGAGTTCGCCAAGAGAACCTGTTGAGGTCCGCTAGATGTGTCTCCTATCTCAATGAAACAGTTAATGGCTAATGATTCTTTAAGTGAGAGAATAACAAATGTACTCTCTTTCCTTAAACGTGGATTATTGGTCAAGAAATCAATCTTGGGAGCCCTTATTTCAAAAGTTGGTGACAGCTCTATTCTGGATAAACCAGATAAGATCTTTACACCAATATTATCCATACTCGGGGGATTAAGAAATTATATCCCGCACCGATGGTTAGTGGAACCGTTGATAAATCCTATAGAGGATTTTGAGTTCGAAGACTCCAGAGGAGAAATACCTCTGCAACAGATCATTAATCTAATATTGAAGTTTAATCGATCTTGGGTCTGTCCTGATTCGTATCCATTTTCAAACGAAGACCTCCGTAAGGAGATTTACGATGATTATGAACCCGAATTTGCTAATGTAATAGCTAATACAGCGCTAACTCAGCTGAAGGTATTGCAAAATACCCTTCAGACTACTATACGGGTCAATTCCCGTGAGCTAGTTGCTCCTTACGCCTTATTTGACGTATGAGTAAAGGATCATCCGAATGAAGCTTATAACCAAGCTGATTTCCTTGATTCTCTAACTCTTTCACAAATTGAGGGTTGGTTCGATGATTTATTATTCGAAGACGGAAAGTTTGATGTAGATCAGGCTATAGAAGATTTTGAATCTTTTAAACCCTTCTATTATCGAAGACTTACGTTGGAAGATTCTGAAAATCTTCAACAGAAGGTCCAATCTTTCCTTTTCCATTTCAATTTATCTCCAAAAGAGCATAATGTTGAGAGTCGAGAGGACGAGGCAAAAGTTATGAGGATGATTGATAAAGTCATTTCTAACAGACCATCTGCCTATTTCAAACTTCCTATTAAAGAGTGAGAGTTAGTAAACTAACTACTTACACTTGTTCGCAAGCGAAGAGGAGAG